TGTATGTATTGAACCAGAAGCACTTCCTGCATTACCCACATTAATTGTAAACGTTCCATCTTGTCTTTCTAATCCGTTAGTAGTTGCTGATACGAATGTATGAGAACCTACATATGGAGATGAACCAATGTTTATATCAAATGTATTTGTTGTTACATTTGAAATTTCTAACCATCTTCCACTTGGATAATCGTAGTTAGGTCTTGGATAAGATTTTGTAGTTGTATTACCATCTAATACACAAGTATAAGTTAATGAATTATCATCTAATTTGATGTAATCTCCATTATCAAAATTATGATTAGCGATTGTAATAGTTACATCACCAGTTGCAGAATTATATGGTGCATTAGTTACACTATGGGTTGTTTTACCAATTGAACTAATTACGATTGATTGTTCTGCATACGGGTCTGAACCACTTCTTGGGTATGAGTGAGTAGTTAAGTTACTATCCATATCACAAGTGAATGCGATAGATTCGTTTTCTAATACTACACTTCTTCCGATTCCCAGTCCAAATGATTCAGAAACAGTCAGAGTCATATCTCCACTTAGAGCGTTATATGAAGCAGATACAGGTGTAAAATATTTATTCGGACCTGATACTCCTACATTAAATGTCATTGTAGTATCAGTTACAGCCGTTAGAGGAATTGAACGTACTGAATACGGGTCGATTCCAACTCTTGGATATGATTTAACTGATTGGTTATCATCCATATCACAAGTGAAAGCAAATGATTCAGATACCATAATGATACCCTCACCCACACTTAAACTATGACTTGCTACAGTTACCACAAAATCACCAGTTGCTGGGTCATAAGATGCAGTTGTTGGATTGTATTCTACGTTTGGACCAGATTTACCAACATTAAGAGTTATAGTATCTTCGGTTACCGATTTGATTTTAGTTCTCTTATTATAAGAAGGTTGTCCAACTGAAGGTAAATTATGTTCACTTCTATTACCATCCATATCACAAGTAAATGTGAATGATTCTGGTCTTAGGTAAACACCATTATCAGTTGTTAATCCATGCTCATTTATAGTCATCACAAAATCACCATTAGATGGGTCATAAGTAGCGTTAGTAGGAGTAAATGAATTTATACCATCAGTTATAATTCCAGTTACAACTCCGTAAGATTCACTAACTTCAGTTTTATAAGAACCACTCAATGCGATTGAAGATGTTACAGCCTCAAAAGATGTTACTTTAATGTTTCCATCGGTATTAGATACCTTTGATGGAGATTTAGTTATTAATTGAGATAAAACACTTATTGAGTTATTTTGAGTTCTAACAAAAGTATGACCCGCCTGAGGTAAGTGTTTTACTGCTCCATTAGATGCTGATACAAATGTATGTACTGATTGTGGTAAGTGTTTTACAGCGTTTGTTGATGCTGATACAAAGGTATGTATTGAACCAGAAGCACTTCCACCATCTCCTACATTTATAGTAAATGTTCCAGTTTGTCTTTTTAAACCATTAGTTGTAGCCGATACAAAAGTATGAGCTGATGTGTATGATGAAGAACCTATATTAATATCAAATGTATTTGTTGTTACATTTGAAATTTCTAACCATCTACCAGATGGGTAATCATAACCAACTCTAGGATATGATTTCTCAACAGTATCACCATCTAATACACAAGTGTATGTTAGAGAATTATTATCCAATTTGATATAATCTCCATTATTGAAATTGTGATTAGATATTGTTATAGTAACATCACCAGTCGATGCATCATAAGGTGCATTAGTTATAGTATGGGATGTAGTTCCAACTGAAGTAATAACTATTGATTTTTCAGCATAAGGGTCTGAACCTAATCTTGGGTATGAATGTGTAGTTGAATCTCCATCTTGGTCACAAGTAAATGCGAATGATTCATTTTCTAATACTACACTTCTTCCTATTCCCAATCCATGTTGCCCAGCAGTTACAATCATATCACCACTCAATGCGTTGTAATCAACATCAGTTGGTGTAAATAATTTATTCGGAGCCGATACTCCAACATTAACAGTCATTGTTGTATCAGTAACATCAGTTATAATCATTGAACGACCTGCAAATGGGTCTATTCCAAATCTAGGGTAAGATTTAACAGATTGGTCGTTGTCCATTTCACAAGTGAATGCAAACGAACCAGTATCTAATACGATACCCTCACCAACACTTAAACTATGAGTACCAGTTGTGATTACAAATTCTCCAGTTGCTGGGTCATATGATGCGTTGGTTGGATTAAATTGTACATTAGGACCTGATTTACCAACGTTTACAGTTATAGTATCATTAGTTACAGATTTAATTCCTAATTTAGTATTATACGCAGGTTGACCAACTGAAGGTAATTTATGTTCAGTTTTGTTATCATCCATTGTACAAGTGAATACAAACGAATCTGGTTTGATATAAATTTCATCCCTATCATCTAAATTATGATTTGGAATTGTCATTACAAAATCTCCATTTGATGGGTCGTATGTTGCCGTTGTTGGAGTAAATTGCTTTTGTGTAATTATATCAGTAACTAAATTCTTAGCGTAAAGAATACCATCAATAGTTTCATCCTTTTGTACAGTAGTTGCCTCAGAAGGGAATAAGTAGTAGAATTCTCCACCCTTAACACTTCTTTGGTTACCACCCCATAAGAAATCAGTTGCAACACCATCTAAGATATGTCCAACATCTCTTCTACATTTTTCTCTATTGTATGCAAAGAATGGATATTTGAAATCAATATATTCAGTTACTTCTTTTTGAATTAAACTTCTATTATCTCTAATTGTATTCCAAATACTTAATTTAGTTGCTGAAGGTTGTACCAATACAACATTCTGAATAAGTTTTTGAACTAAGTTAGCTGCATGTATTATACCATCAATAGTTTGTGTTTTTTGAACACTTGTTGCTTCTGATGGATATAAATAATAGTACTCACCAGCTACAACACTTCTTTCATTTCCACCATATCTTAAATCGGTAGATACAGCATCTAAAATGTGTCCAACATCTCTACTACATTTAGCTTCATCATAATCAAATCCAACCCATGAAGATGAGATGTAAGCAATTACTTCAGCTTGAACCAATTCTCTATTTTGTTCTATCGTTTGATATAATCCTTCTCTTTCTACTGATGGATTTACTAATATAGTATTACTCATTACCTTATCAGATAATCTTTGAGCATGAACTATACCATCAACAGTTTGGTCTAATTGTGAACCTTGTGCTTGTGATGGGTATTTGTAATAGAAATCTCCAGCAATTATACTTCTCTCATTTCCACCATACAATAAATCAGTAATTGCTGCATCTATTATATATCCCGTATCTCTTTTACATTTTACATCATCGTAATTGGCTGCGTTCCAAGAAGATGAAACATATTCGATTACTTCATTCTGAATTAAATCTCTATTTTCTAATACTAAGTTGTAAGCGTTTACTTTATCAGAAGTTGGTGGTACAAATACTGCTCCACTAATTACTTTTTGTGCAACTTCACCAGCATATTCAATACCATCTAATGTTGGGAACAATTGAGAACCAGTTGCTTCTGATGGATATTTCCAATAGAATACACCAGCATTAATTGTTCGTTCATTACCACCATATACAATATCAGTAATAGATGCATCTAAGATATGTACTACATCTCGCTTACAAGTATTTTCCGGGTAATCAAAACCACTCCAAGAAGCTGATAAGAATGATATAGCTTCTTCTTTAATAAACTCTTTGTTATTGTTTATAATAATTTGTGTATCTAATCTATCCTGTGATGGGGATGAGAATGTTACGTTTGATGCTACTTTTTGTGCTACTTTACTTGCGTATCTAATTCCATCTAATGTTTGATTCAATTGTGAACCTTGTGCTTGTGATGGATATTCTAAGTAGAATTTACCATTAAATATAGATGCTGAATAAACGTTATGGATTAAATCTTCAGCTGCTCCACTAACAATACCAGCAACATCTCTCATACATTTATCTTCATCATAAGATGCAGTTGACCAAGAAGATGATAAATAAGCTATTGTTTCTTCTTTAATGAAATCAATATTTTGTTTTAGTAAGTTGTAAGCTGCAACAGTTGTTGATGAAGTTACTTCACTTCCATATAATGATGATGATTCATAAGAACCACTACCAAATTCTATAATTTTAGTTACAATCTCAAATGATTCTGAAATGAATGAAATATCACTAGCAGATGCCGAAATTGAAGATGTTACATATTGTGAAACATTACTTACTGCAATTGCCTCTTCGGTATTATCAACATATGGAGGTATAACACTTACTGATTCATTTTGTGTTCTAACAAAAGTATGAACTGATTGTGGTAAATGTTTTACTGCTCCATTCGATGCTGATACGAATGTATGAATAGATTGTGGTTCATGTTTAATAGCGTTGTTTGATGCAGATACAAATGTATGTATTGAACCACTTGCACTTCCTCCATCTCCAACGTTTATTGTAAATGTACCATCTTGTCTTTTTATACCATTAGATGTAGCAGATACAAATGTATGTGCCCCAACATATGATGAAGAACCTATGTTAATATCAAATGTATCAGTAGTTACGTTTGATATCTCTAACCATCTACCAGATGGATAATCTATTGTAGGTCTTGGATATGATTTCTCAACAGTATTGCCATCCAATACACAAGTATAAGTTAGTGCATTATCATCCACTTTAATATAATCACCATTACTAAATCCATGTGATGAAATAGTAAGTGTAACAATACCAGTTGTTGGATTGTATGGTGCGTTTGTTGGAGTATGTGATGTTGTACCAACTGATGTGATTAATATCGATTGTTCAGCGTATGGGTCAGAACCACTTCTTGGGTAAGAATGTGTAGTTGAATCCCCATCTTGGTCACAAGTGAAAGCAAAAGATTCATTTTCTAATACTACACTTCTATTTACACCTAATCCATGTTGACCAACTGTAACTACCATATCTCCACTCAATGCGTTGTAATTAACATTAGAAGGAGTAAAGTATTTATTTGGTCCAGATATACCAACATTAACAGTCATTGTTGTATCAGTAACATCCGTTATAATCATTGAACGACCAGCGTATGGGTCTATTCCTAATCTTGGATAGGATTTAACTGATTGGTCATTGTCCATATCACAAGTAAATGCAAATGAACCAGTATCTAAAATAATCCCTTCCCCAACACTTAAACTATGAGTACCAGTTGTGATTACAAAATCACCAGTAGCAGGGTCATAACTAGCAGTTGAAGGAGTCCATTCTACATTAGGACCTGATTTACCAACATTTACAGTTATAGTATTATTGGTTACCGATTTGATTCTTAATTTGTTATTGTAAGCAGGTTGTCCAACTGAAGGTAATTTGTGTTCAGTTTTATTATCATCCATCGTACAAGTGAATACAAATGATTCAGGCTTTAAATAGATACTATCTGCTTTCTTAAATTTGTGATTTGGAATAGTCATTACAAAATCACCATCAGCAGGGTCATACGTTGCTGTGGTTGGAGTAGAACCAGTTCCAAATTCTATAATATCTAATACAGTTTCAAATGAAGATGATAATTTAGATATAAGAGTTTCTGAACCAATTAGTGAAGAAGTGTATTGTGTACCACTTCCTCTTTTAACTAAACCATCAATAGTTTTAGTTAATATTGGTAAAGTACTCACCGAATTAGTATTTGTTCTTACAAATGTATGATTCGATTGAGGTAAATGTTGTATTGCTGAACGAGATGCTGATATAAATGTATGTGGTGATTGTGGTAAATGTTTTACCGAATTCACCGATGATGATACAAATGTATGAATAGAATTTTTAGCACTTCCCGCATCACCTACATTAATTGTAAATGTCCCAGTTTGTCTTTTTATTCCACCAACAGTAGCAGATACAAATGTATGTGTACCTGTGTAGGAAGAGGAACCTATATTAATATCAAATGTGTCAGTAGTTACGTTTGATATTGGTAACCATCTTCCAGAAGGATAATCATAACCAGCTCTTGGGTAAGATTTTGTTACAGTGTTACCATCCAATACACAAGTATAAGTTAAACCACTGTCATCAATTTTTATATAATCACCATTACTAAATCCATGTCCAGCTATTGTTAAAGTAACATCACCAGTTACTGCGTTATAAGGTGCATTTGTAACTGTGTGTGATGTATTTCCAACTGAAGTAATCTCAATAGATTTTCCAGCATAAGGGTCTGAGCCTAATCTTGGATAAGAATGTGTTGTAGAATCTCCATCTTGGTCACAAGTAAATGCAATCGATTCATTTTCCAATACTACACTTCTTCCTATTCCCAATCCATGCTGTCCAACATTTAAAACCATATCACCAGTCAATGCGTTATAAGAAGCAGTTGATGGTGTAAATGTTTTATTCGGACCAGATGCACCAACATTGAATGTTAACGTAGTATCGGTTACCGATGTGATTGGAATAGAACGAACCGCAAATGGGTCAATACCAACTCTTGGATATGATTTAACCGATTGGTCATCATCCATATCACAAGTGAAAGCAAATGATTCATTAGAAAGTACAATACCCTCTCCTACACTTAAAGTATGTTTACCAACAGTTGCACTAAATTCACCAGTTAATGGGTCATAAGATGCATTGGTTGGGTTGAACTTTATATTAGGACCTGATTTACCAACGTTTACACTTATAGTATTATCAGTTATTGAGTTTATTGTTAATTGTTTGTTATATGCAGGTTGACCAACTGAAGGTAATTTATGTTCAGTTCTATTGCCATCCATATCACAAGTGAATACAAATGATTCTGGTTTTAAGTAAATTCTATCACCAACATCTAAACCATGTTGAGAAACAGTCATTACAAATTCACCATCAGCAGGGTCATAAGTTGCCGTTGTTGGAGTAAATTTATCTACACCACTTTTTAAGATGCCAACTACCGTACTAAATCCTCCACTAACAATGTTTCTATCAGAAACACTAGCATCTAAAGATGAAGTATATTGTACACCATCAGTTACTTTTATATTATTCTTAGTATTTACTTCTTTTTCAAATTCACCCCTAGTCGGAACATAAACGTATTTTTGTTCTGATGATAGTGGTAAACTATCTACAATATTTATTACACCACTAGCTGAAACGTTTGTCGGATTCACATAGAAAAGTGTATCAGGTGTATCTGCTAAAGGAGTAAATGTAAGTGTACCAAATGTAATACCATTGTTTATTAAACCAATACTTTCATATACATCATATACAGTACCAGCAGTTCGTTTAGTTTTGATTAAAAATGGTGAGTTAATTGTAGCATCTTCAAAACCTAAATCATTGATTGAGAAGTTATACATTTCATTTCTAACCAATGTTAAAGTTGGGTCTTTTTTAGAACCTAAGAAAGAACCAGTATCTTCACCACCTAATCTCCAGCCTTCTCTACCATCAAAATATTTTAATTGGTCATCATTAATGTAAAATGCAGTTGAATCATTTGGTAAGGATACAACTTCAAAGTAAGTTGATGTATCAGATGAACCTGAAATTTCTTTACTTCCACTAATACCATATTCAACGATATCGATTACAGTTCTGAACGATTCTGAAATAGAACTTGCCGTACTAACTGATGCTGATATAGATGATGTAATTTGTGTAGTGTTATTAAATTTAATATTATCATTTACATTTGATACTGCAACAATATCATTTGGAAGTTTAGTTCCAATCGTTGTTGTTATTAAATTATCACCATAAGAATCTTTAGGAATACCAACTTGTGATATTGGTAATCCATTTGAAGCAGAACCTATTGTTTTATCAGTAGTTATAGAACTACCACTTTCAATAATTTTTGTTACTATTTCAAATGATGATGAAATAGATTGAGCTTCGGCAGAACTAGCAGTTATTGATGATTCTACTAATGTAACACCACTAACTAATTTTGGTTCTTCTAAAGTCCATTTAAAGTTTGGAGTATTTCCAGCAATTGCTGCTAGTAATGAATCTTCACCTTGTTTGATTATATCTTCAACGATTCCAAATGAAGAACTTACTTTAGCTCTTTCAGTTTCACTACCAGAAACAGAAGATGATACGAATTGTAATACATTTCCTGCTCTAACTCTAGCGTAAGTATTATTTATAACACTTGGTACTTCAACTATCTGATTTGTTATTACCTTATCAATAAATGATTTAGCGTAAGATATACCATCAACAGTTTCATTTAGTTGGTCTCCATTTACTTTCGAAGGAACTTCATTATAATATAAACCAGCTCTTACTGATTTTTGATTACCACCATAATATAAGTCAGTTGAAACTGCATCTACAATATATCCAGTATCTCTTTTACATTTTTCTCTTAGGTAAACTAAGTTAGGAAACTGAGTATCAATAAAGTTTACAGTTTCTTCTTGAATTAAACTTCTATTTTCAACAATTAAATCGTATGTTGATTGTATGATTGCCGATGCTGTTACGAATGTTTCTTTAACAACTAATTTTTTAGATAAATCTCTTGCCCACTCTATACCATCTAATGTTGGTAATAGTTGTGTTGTTGTAGCAGTTGATGGGTATAAGTAATAGAACTCACCAGCAATTCTACTTCGTTCATTACCACCATATCTTAAATCAGTTGCAACTGCGTTAATAACGTGTCCAACATCTCTTTTACATTTTACCTCATCATATTCAAATCCTCTCCAAGAAGATGATACAAATGAAATAACTTCGTTTTGTATAAATGATTTATTATTTACTAATAAGTCATATCCATTTTCTACATTGATAGATGGTTCTACATAAGTAATATCACCTACTAAACTTTCAGCAAGTCCACCAGCATATCTAATAGCATCTAATGTTTCTTGTTTTTGTGAAGCTGTTGCTTCTGATGGATATAGATAGTAGAATTTTCCATTTAAAATAGATTTTTCGTTACCACCATATAATAAATCATGTGCAGCACCATTAACAATATGTCCTATATCTCTTTTACAAGTTATTTCATTGTAATCAGATTCACTCCAAGAAGATGATAAGTATGCAATTGTTTCATTTTGTATAAATGATAAGTTACCTACTAAAGTATCGTATCCATTTTGGAAATCAATTGATGGATTTTCAAATGAAGAACTTTGTATAGTAGTTGGTGCATAATCACTACCTAATTCTAATATTCTAAAAACAGTTGCAAATGAAGAAGAAACTTTATTAGCAACTTCTGCACTTGATGAAATATCAGTATTATATTGAGGTGTTTCCGTTACTTTTATATTTCCAGCATTTGATGATGTAAGAAATGGCAATGGGAAATCCTCATTAGTTAAACCATACTCTACTATTTGTAGTACACTATTAAAGTTTCTATTTATTGTATCTACTTCAGTTTGTGTTGTTGCATCTGAACCTATATATGGTACATTGTTAGTAGCTTTTATTAAACCATCTATGTTATCAACTAATGTATAACTAGCGGTTGCTCTAGCTCCTAAAGATAATACCTCTTTAACCTTATCAAATCTATCATCAATTATATTTAATTCAGTTGATGTTGCTGATGTTGAACTTGTGATTTGGCTTTCTTTAGATATGTTCCAAACTGAACCTGTGTTATATCCTCTTGTTGCTGATTTAGCTAACAATGAAGGGATGTTGTTAATACCACTTGATACGATATTAGAAACTAATCTATATTCCGATTTTGCTTGCTCTGCAACCACTTCAGATGAATTATTACTACTAAATTGTTGTAGTTCATCAGTTACCTTTATTCCAGCTTTTGTATTTGGAACAAATTCAGGTATTGCAGTTAAACCATCTTCAATCGTATCGATGATAATTGTATAACCATCTCTTACTCTATTGAATGCCTCTATGTTACCACCACTTCCAGTAATAAATCTAGAACCACTAGCATACATACCAAAATCACCAAACGATGTGTTTGAGTTTAGAAGTACTGCTTGTCCACCTTGTATTACTTTTACCGAATATGCTGAGAAGTTTGTAAAGAAAGATACCAACTGAATGAATCCTCTACCAACAACTTGACAACCAACACCATTAGGTGCAATTTGAGTATATGCATCCAATACCATTGAAGCAAGAGGTGAATCAGGATGAATTATATTTCCATCTACGTTCAATCCACCACCACCAGCAGGAATTGCTTCATACTTCTCTAAGAATGAGTTCTCCTGATTCGATATCATCGAACAGTTCTGAATATATGGAGATGTTGTAATAAATGAGTTTGGAGCGAATGCAATTGCAAATCCACTTTGAGAATTATCAACTGATGGGAAAACTCTTAAACCAGCAAATGTCATCTCTGAAAGATAACAACCACTATTTACCCAAAATAAATCTTCGTTTTCGTTTTTAGCTACAATCTTAGTTACCCTTAAACCAGCTCCCCAAACAGTTGTGTTTTTTGGAAGTTCGATTGGATTTTGTTCTAAGTAAGTACCAGCAGATACTTCGATTCTAAAACCAGTAAATAAAGAACCAGTTGGTAAACCAAATCTACCATCATCTCCAGCAGTTGCTAATTCAGCTGCTCTTTTAACTGTTCTAACTGGAAATTGTTGAGTTCTACCATCATTTGTATCATCACCAGAAGTTGAAGATACATAAATAGTAGCATCCATTGCTCCGAAATCTTCGGGTTTGATTCCACCAAATAATTGTGTATCTAATGATTCTAATGCAACCGATGCAGTTAGTTCTAATGATTGGTCACCAATAAAATTAAGAGGACCATCAATAGTAAGTGAACCAGTAAGTTCAACCGAACCAGTTATAGTTGATTTTTCAGAAGGGTCTGAACCTAAATCAAAACTCTGAGATACTAAAAGAGAACCAGATATAGATACACCTTGTGCAAATGAGGTATCTCTGATAAAATCTTGTACCTCCTCAACCTGTTTTCTTGATATTAATCTAGCCATTCTTTATTGTATTTCTACTATTTTTCCTTTTATTATAAATGCGTTATCTGGAACTTCAGTTGGTACTCTTGTAATATCTTCATTAAATACCATTCTAATTTCCTTAGAACCACTAGCATATTGACCTGATGTTAATTCAGTTCCCTCACCATCAAATAACTTTACAACATATTTACTTCTATTTTGCTTCACACCATAAAGATATACATCTAAATAATCATATGCATTATCTACTTGTAAATCTTCATAGTTAAATCTATATCCATTTATATCTACTCTATCTAATAAATCACCATCATTGTTACCATCCTTAGAACCTAAGAACAATGTAAATAATGTTTCGGTACTTGAATCTAATGATGAGGATGTTGGAGTAAACTCATTGATAAACGTATCTTTGATTACTTCTAATACAAAATTTTTGAAAGATTGTCTATCTCTCTTTTTTACTGTATTTCCTGTGTATATTTTTGGAACCTTTCTACTCATTAGTTAACTCTTTCAATATCACCCTTTATAAATATTCTATCATCAGTTGAGAATGACCATGCATCACCATTTCTATCCACTAATGGGAAATTTTCTTTTTTCATTTTTATGTAGAAATCATTTCCAACTTGTTCGTAAACATAGTCTTGACTTCTTACAAATAATTCACCTTGAGAATCATCGGTTAAAAGATACATAAATATATCAAACCTAGCATGAGGTTTTCTTTTATCTTTAAGTCTTGAATCTAACGTTTTAATTCTCATATTCTCAACCTTAAATACCCAATAAAGAGGATGATAAAATTCATATCTATCCCCATTTGGTTTATCTGAAGGAATACCCTGAAATGTATCTGGTGCGTTTACCTCCTTCATTATGTTTTTTAAAGTAAAGATGTTCATAATTCAATAAATTTACCAGTTACCGATACTTCATCATTTGTATCTAAAACATACGTTAATTCTCCACCACTTTCAAATGCTTGTGTATTATCCAATTTAAAAAGAATTTGATTTTTACTTCCATCAAATGTGTATGTATAAGCATTTGGTGTTATAAATACCCCATTAATATAAACTCTAAACCAACCCTTAGTATCAAATGTACCTCTAAGTTCTTGCGGTAATATAGGTAATTCTGCATTTGTTAAATAAAAATAAGAGAACTTATTTGTTACTCCATCAGCTGTTTCATCAGGATATAATCCTTTATTCATACCAGCATCAGCAGAACCTCTAATTGCTACAAAATCTATAACACTTTGGTACTCATTATAAATATTAGGATTTGAGAATCTCATACCTGTTAAGTCAGTTTCTATACCCCATACAACTTTCTTCGGAGTGAATGATTTTTTAACAGTTGGTTTCTCATCATATGTTTCTGGAAGTAGATATGCATTAACTACCATTGTAAAGGAAGTTCTAATGATTCTTTCCGAACCTTCTCCTACTTCTTGTTGATTATCAAATGAATCAATACGAGTCCTAAATTTGTATCCTTTCTCCTTACCCCAATACCTATCAGTTGCATATTGAAATGCTTCAACTATGGTGTTCATATGTTCGGTAAATGATGTCCAAATCATTACCTCATAAGTTACAGTTACATAATCGGGTACAGAAACTTCATATTGTTCAAATGCTTTAGAAGCTTCTGGTTGTAATGAAAATCTTTCGTATCTATTTTTTTTAGAATATTTTTTATAAGCTGGAAGAGTATTTACATCTTTAAATTGTTGTAATGCAGAATCTCTTTCAATAGAATTTCTTTTGAACATTACTAAAGGAATTTGAATCTTACCTCTTTGGTCTCTCAGATATCCTTTTGCTCTAGCGTTATTCCATCTTTCAGCATTACCATATAATAGAGGAACTTTAACTTGATTACCATGTTCTTCAACATCAGGTATCACAGTATCCACCATATACTCAGCAATAGTAGTATCTACATCTAAAAGTTTAACCCCTTTAGTGTATTCCTTATCG